GGGTTGGATGTAGCAAACTTCAACCACGATGTAACCAGCGCGACCAGCCTGAGAATCACCAGAGGAGATGTAGAAACCACCAGAGGTAGTCGTAGAATCCTCATCCTCTTTAGCGAACACCTTGAAGGTGGTAGCGCCAGTGATTTCCAGGTAGACCTTATCGGCAGGAATACCACCGGTTGCGGTCGGGAAAGGAGTTGCGCTGTAACCAGCGGTGCCGCCTGCGAAATAAATTTCGTTGGGCTGACCACCAGAAACAGTGGAATCGATGTTGGCCTGAATCAGTCCTTCACCAACGCCAGACTCGGCGGTGGGGTTGCCGCCATCTTCGCGACCGAAGGAGATCACGTTACCGGTGGCTGCATAGACACCAGAAGCAACACGGCCATCACCCCAGCCAGAAGCGATGGAGATCGTGGCGCGGTAGCCGTAAGCAGGCAGCACATCGGTGCCAGAAACAACCATGCCGGTGATGTCGGTACGGGTGTCATCGTTGCGGTAAGGGGAAGGCACGATCACATCGGCCTCGTTCACTGCACCGGAACCAGAGGTGGCAGTCACTTTGACATAACCACGCTGCTGGAAGAAACGGTAACCAGGTTGTGCAAGAACGGAGGTAGGACCAGCGTTCGAACCATCATTGACACCGTCTTGGCTGACATCGATGTTGCGATACCAGCCATTAAGAGGCTCTGCCCAGTTTCCGGGGTAGATTTTCTTAGCGGATAAGTAGGTCATTTATCTCTCCAAAAAGTTGGTTTTATTGTTATCTAGATCAGACGACACCGTCATCAGCAACGAAGCTGAATGCAGTGGTCACGAAGTCCTTGTTGAGGATCTCGAAGCCAGCGTACAGCTGCCAAATAAGGATGATGAAGCGGCTGAAATCATCATTGTTGTTGATGAGCACCTGAGCGTTAGGACCGCCGATGCCAACACCAATGGACTGAGGACCGAAGAAGAAGCCCTGAGCGATTTCTTCAGAACCGTAGGTAGAACCGCCGTCGAAGGAAGCTTGGATATTCTTGGTGGGGAAGTTGGTAGACTCGTAGAACTTCACGCCTTCGAACTGAACGCCGGTAGGCATCACAGGTTCGCCAGCTAAGAAGTAAGCCTGACCAGCCTGGGGACCCATGTAGAAGCTGGTGTTGTTAGGCATCATGGGGTTAGCCATGTACATACCTTGACCAGGATTGCCACTGTAACGTGCAATCTCACGGAAGTCCTCGTCACGACGCAGATGCATCATGAAAGTAGGATCGCAAATGCAGCGATACAAACCATCAGCAAAGGTCGGCACGTTGCGCTTACGCAGATCTTTGACAACAGTCAGAAGATCGGTACGAACAGAGAACTGTTGAACCTGAGCGGTATACTCAGCAGCGCTGTAAGAAATACGGCCAGAGGAATCTTTTTCCTTGTGACCTGCGAAGTAGTAACCACCTTGGGTGTCAGAGGCTGCACCATTAGCTTCAGCTTTGGCGAGTTCATCCAAGAACACGCGGTCGCGCCAGCGGCGGTAGTCGTCCAGCAGAGTCAGAGAACCGATGCTCTGGTGGAACATATTCAGGTTGCCCGTGTCAAGCAGCAGGCGTTGCGCGGTGACCAGAGTCTCCCGTGCAATTTTGAAAGTGCTGGGCTGAGTGGGATCACCCGGATCTGCAGGGCCAGTGTATTCCTTAAGCACCACCAACACTTTCTCTTTGGTGATGTTACGGCTGTTGGCGGTACCAATGGTCTGGTCGGACACACGCTCACGAGCATCCTTAGTACCGGGAGAACCCCAGAACTTATAGCGATCTAATTGAACGGTCTGACCGGGTTGACGAGTGAAGTCATGGACCACCACAGGCTCGGTTGCCATCTCGGCAATATAAGCAGGGTGGGGACGGTACAGCTCTGCCCCAAGAATCTTGGGAAAGTCGTTATCAATAAACACTTTGGTTTATCCTCCAGTGTTGTCGAATTTCTTATTTGGTGAAAGATTTAGACATCATCAAAATGTCTTATCTGAATAAATTTTAGCAGCCGCTAACTTATTGTTAGCGGCGAACTAAAATCACTCCATCACAAACAATTTGTTTGCAACGGTTTGAGGCTGAGCCTGGTTCAGAAGACGCCATGCTTCAGCGGGATTTGAGTCCATTTGGTTGCTGAAGCTGCCCCAGAAATCACCAGGAGCCTGAGGTGCTTCTGAAGTCGGGGGAGCAGGCATTTGAGTGCCAGGGATCATAGCCTGGTTGGTCACCTGCATTTGCTGGGTGGGATAACCAGGAGTTTCAAGTTCGGTCTCAGATTCGTACACGGGGTACGGGCCTTCAGGACCGAAGAACTTGAGGGTGTAATCAGACAGAGTGTCGGGGTTAGTCAGGATCTCGTTATAGGCGAGGTTCTCCTGATGTTCTGCTACAGCGAACTTGGCATAACCTTCAACAACGTCAGCGGCGCGGGTGCCCCACTCAACTGCGCTGTCGAGCATTCCTTCCAGATTTAGAGCGTACTGATTCAGAATTGCCGGAGCTTCCACCCCGTACGCGTCGATTACCTGACGGCTTTCCTGACTCAGATTGTAGTAATCCGCCACTTCCTGGTCGAATGCTGCCGCCTCCAAGGAGGGATTCAGCGAAGTTTGGGAATAATTGGGCGACAAGTCCTGGTTGGGAGACCAAGTCAGCGCTTCCGATTGAGGCATAGCTTGGGGAGCTGGTGCCTGCTGATAATTGGCCGGGATAGGTGCTGTCGGCGCTGCTGATGGTTGAGCCTGGAACGGGGATTGGACTGGTGCGCTCAGGACGCCCACCACCTTGTTGAATGCCGACTCCCAGGGGTTGGTCACCTGGGGTGCCACCGGTTGGGATTGGGGGGCGGATTGAGACGGGGTTGATTGGTAATTGGGGGCCGCCTGAGGAGCCGCCTGCTGGTAACTCGTAGCCACCGGAGCCTGTACCATCTGGGGTGCTGGAGCTTGGGGCGCTGGTGCTGCCACGTAGTTGCTCGGAGCGACCGCCTGAGGTGCTGGGCTCGTCTGTGGGATCGATTGGACGGTAGCGTCCTGCATAACTCATCTCCTTTTGTAAGGCTTCTAATGTTCGATACAGATAGGGTGTTAAATCCAGTCTGGGATCCGCAGCCATCGGTAAGTCAGGCGATTGCGGGTGAGGGGTCTGCATCATTCCCCCCACAAGGCGAGCGAATTGAGAATATGCACTCTGCAATTCGTTCACCATCCTGAATGGGAACCCAGATAACATCTCGGCTCGTTCCTCGTCCGTTTTAGAGGGGAAGAGGTATTTCAGTGCCTCAATGCTATCAACACCTAATTCTTGCAGATTTCGAACAACAATTGAGTTATTCAGAATATCTTGCGTGGTGTCTTCATAAACAGGTCCTAACCAACGCCATTGAACTGTGACATCGCCATCAGGAATAAGACCAACAACTCCAGGAGGAATCTGTTGGGTTTCGACGCAAGCCATCATTAATTGTTTGACTTGTTCTTCGTATTGCTCCATAGCCTGGAAGTAAAGAGCCTGTTGTTCTGGTGAAGAATTCTCAGGCAGATCCAGGGGTTTTTCCAAACCTGCAGCTGCAGCTAAAGAATCACGGAACAAACGCTCTTCTTGGAAAACAATTAATTCCAGGCAACGAGCAATACCGTAAGTATAGATAGCTTCCGCTTTCTTTTTAGAAGTAGCAGAAACACGACCAAACAACGATTTATATTCAGTTGCGGTCACACCGGCTGAGATTGAAAGTTCATCAACACCACCAAGTGCTGTACGAATTTCTTCTCTATACTGACGAGCAAAAGAGTTTTGATCTCCTGTAATTGCATCAGGAACAATATAACCAACTCGGTCATTAGGTTCAAGGTTAGCAATCACTCGTGGCACACGAATTTGTCCGTCGACACCACGAGAGATGGGATCAGCTTTAAACATCGAAGTGCTGAGTCCAGTACCCATGCCACGGAAGCCAGAATTCGCTGCAATTGATGGTCGCTGAACAACAGCGTCATCACCGGATTCCATTAAGTCCGTCTTCGGTCGAGACGAAAGCAATGTCGGATTTCCGAAGAACGTGACATTCTTACGCATGGTTCGAACCATGTCGTCATGAGTGATGATGTGATTAGCAAGAGCATCAAACTCACCACTACCTTCGTGAGAAAAACCCTTCGGATTATTAAAGATCTCGACACAAGGTATAAAACCAAGTGAGTTCTCAAAGGTTTGTGTTTTACCAGCGACCTGTTGATACTGTGTATCAAAAGAGATCTCACCCTCGGAATGGGTTTCTTCAATTGTTTTGCGTTTGATTGAAAGACGGATATAACGTTTTGAGTTACTGTTACCACCGCCTAGATAAGTAGCACCTTCAGGGCCTGGTGCATCGAGGTTTGCATTAAACCCGTTGCCACCACGTACCTTATAGCTATAGATGATTACAACTTCATCCAGTTCGCCATCAATGTTGTAAAAGGTACGATATTCGTGACGACGAAAATAGTAGAGACGATAGTTGCTAGATGTAGGACGTACATAAAAAAGACCTTGACCGTCACAAAGGAAATAGTCCCAGATACTATCTAGCCTGGTACTAAGTTCATTGTATTTAACAACGCGGTCAATAAAGTCTTTGCGTTGCTGACCAAAGTTATCTTGAGTAGGGAAAAACTCAACTCCTTGACGGATGCCAAACAAACGCATCTGAGCAAGATGACTAGCAACAATGCCAGTATCAATCTGCTGTCCACCGTCACGATTCAAATAAGAATCAACGATTTCTTTTAATCGACCTACAGTAGTTCCAGCAGCCATTAACCCTTACGCCCCTTATCTTTATGCATTTTAGCAGCTCTTGCTGCTTTACCTGCTTTCTTTGCAGCTTCAGTATTCTGCACAAATTGTTTACCTTTACGGCTACCAGCGCGTTTCTTTGCGTCAGTTTCTTCTCTCTCTTGTTTAGAAAGAGAAGCCCATGCTTTCTTTGGAAGGTATCGTTTAGTGGTACCGTCTGGTTGCCTTGCGCGTTCAGCCATAATGACCTTCTGTCTCTAAATAAGTAGCTGCTTTTTTTAAAATTTCTGGACTGTCTTTAAATAAACCTAAAGCACGATTGCAGTTTTTACAGAGTACGCCACGGAATTCACCAGTATCGTGATTGTGGTCAATTGCGCTATTTTCTAGTGTAATCGGTACACTGCAAATTTTGCATTCATAAGACTGATCTTCAAAGACTTTAAAAAAAGTTTCAACGTTTATATTTCTTCGTCGGCAACGTTTGTGCAAAGCATCCTCGTTTGCCCTGTATTGTGCTATTCGTTCTGGATTTTTCTCGCACCATTCTTTGTGTTGTGCTTTGAGGCACTTATTGCATTGACTTTTTAATAAGTGTTTATACTTTCCCCCTCTTGACCTAAACTCCTTTAAAGATTTTTCTTTTTTGCACTTAGTGCACTTTTTTTTATCCACGCTTTTCTTTGGCTTTCTTGGCTAACTTAGCAGCTTTACGCCCTTTTTCGTAGTCATCCTTGGTCCCCCATTCTTCCTTAGTCCACTTATCTAATTTTTTTTGTTCTTCTCCTTTACCCCCTTTATAACCTCCTCCTGCTTTTTTATATTCAGCAGCAAGAAGTTGGCTTTTCCTGGCGCTCCACTCACCAGCTTTACCACCTTTAGAGCCAGCCATGATACGGCTTTTAATGCGTTCACGAAGTTCTGGCTTTGTGTATTTCCCTTTTTCTTGTGCCATTAGCGAACAGGGGCATCAAAAGGAACAGCACCTGGAACCGGTTGACCGTAATTGGGAGAACCTACCTGAAACGTTGGGTTCACCATGCCAGCTACGTTGCCAATGGCTCCGGTGACCTGTTGGCCTCCAGGCATTGCATTAGCAACATTGCTACTACCCATTTGGGGTGGAATGAACTGAGGGAATTGACGTGCACGCGTCTCTTCAACAATATCTCTGCCGTTTTGAGGATTACCAGCCATGCCACCAAAGTTACCGGGGGCGCCAGGTACATTATTTTGATTACCGAAACGCATTTCTTACCTCTAACTTGGAACTATTCTAATCTTCATTAACTTCGTATCCGGCAGAATCATTTAATTTATTTAGGGTGATTCCATTACCTTTTACGTTCCATTCAAGGATATCTCCTTCTTGCCAATTTAATTCTTCAATCAGCTCGTCTGGAAATGTGATGAAAGCATCACCATTGCCCGTTTCTTCAACTTCAATAATGTAACTCATTTTGATAATAATTTTTCCATAAGCTTATCAAGCTTATTATTGATTTGTCGAAAGTTCTCTTGCATCTCTTGAATCTCTCGAATAAAATCTGCTTTTAAAACGTATTCAACAGGTAATCGACTCAGTTGAATTTCTAAATCATCGATTCTTTCTTCTTGTTCATCAATTCTTTTTGATAAAAAACGAACACGATCAGTTGCACGTTCCAGTACTTTACTTGCCACCCAAGAGCCGCCAGAAATGGCGGAGATTACTGCAGTAACTCCAATCGCAATATATTCAGGCCCCATGGCTTTATTTGTATTAATAATCTAATTGTAAGCGACCTTTTTTCATTAGCCCGTTAACCAACCAAACTAAAGCATCAACACAATCATCATGACTACTAACACCAAAGTTGGTCAGTTCTTCATAGAGAGCGGTGAAACTGCGGAAGCGATTGAAGATGATTTTACGGTCTTCAAACATCCCCATGATTCCACGGAAACGTGCCAACTTATCGGCGCGGAATCCCTTGACTGCATGCCAGTTGAGATTGTAGAGACTTTCATTTTGGAGACAGATACGCTTGAAGTCAGCCTCAAGGGAAGCCTGGTATTGAACCGCCTCACTCCAGATGTCACAAGTTGAATAAGTGGGATAGTAATTGCCGTTTTCATCTTGACCAATGATGTTCCAATCATTGAGTAGTTCTTTCATTGCATCGAGTTTTTCTAGGTTGCCCATGACACGGATGCGGCGATAATCAATGATGTGAATAGAATCTCCAATACGACCACCAAGAACCATAACGGTGTAATCATTTTTTTCTTTGGTGCCAGCAGATAAATCAACACCAATTCCAATCGTGTCAAACTCAGTTGCAATCTCTGCTTTGACAATTAGTTCCGGCGCAAGTGACAATTCGTTCTGACGAACGATTTCATTCATGTACTGGAAACTAAAGGCAATTGGAGCCTGATGTTTCTTTTGTTTTAAGTAATCTAACGACCACATTTCAGGCCAGTAAGATCTTTCTTCTCCTGTTTTGGGATCCGTATAAATAGCAGATAAAACAATCTGCGTCCAATTATTTTGTTCGTTAAACGTAGTGGAGTGAATATCGTCATGCCTAAAGCGAGTACCAAGACAAATTGCCCTGCCACCTTCAAACATGGTGGGAGCGATAACTGCGTTCCAGTTATCTTGCATTTGCTTTCGAATATCAGGGTTGCCGATATCTGCAGCAGATTTAATAGCGTCATCAATCATGACGAGATGAGAACGCTTGGAGGTCACTGAACCCTTCAGGCCAGCAGCACAAAGAGTAAACTGTTCATCAGCTGTGGTATCAATACCAGCAAACTTGTGATCAATCGACCAATATTCATTACTGGTGACGTTCTTCATCAAACGTACCGTAGGGAACACTTCCTGATAACGCT